GGTGGGGTACCCGACATCGGGGGGAGTACTTCGGGTTTTTGGTTGCCATTTTGGATTTTGCCGCGCAAAAAAAATGAAACGCTCCCCCTCCGTATATGCCCATCGGCTCGGCATCACGGCCCCGGAACGGCTGGACTGGGTGCATGAGTGGGTGCAACAATCCGGACTAATGCCGATTTGCTCAGGCAGTCAGGCACATTTGCGGCGTGAGGTTGTGGGGTTACTTACCCCACTCCCGTATATCGTCGGTGCTTACACCCACCCATTTGATGGTTAAATCCGTTTTGCCCTCGGTCTCGATTTTGGTACTATACCCAAATTTGGCTAACCTCGCCAGCGTTATGCGGCTATCCGTGTCGCCGTTGGACGCCGCGTTCAGGGTTTCCAGCTCGATGCGGTCGCGCGCGCGGGCGAGGATGGTTGAATAGTTCTGTATGTCTTCACACCCATTGCCATTATTATTACTATTAGCAGTATTGTTATCATTATCGTATTTACCCTCAGCGTATAGCAATAATGTGGATTTGGCTATACCCAGATGGACGGCCAGACCGACTATTGACGGCAATGTCCTGCGGATTCTGACATCACCGTTTTTTAGGTGTAGCTGCTCCTCTGTGGCCGAACACATAGAAAAATACTCATCCACGAGTTTTTCCAGCTCCGCCGGGCATGTAAATGCTCGTTTCATTGTCCACCCTCCTTTCATGGCTTATTCTGGGCATAAAAATACCGCGGAGGGTGTACCTCTGCGGCTTTTCACGGTAGCTATTATATCATAGATTTTGTGATGTGGTTTGCGCAAATTGGGAAATATCGGATTATTTCCCGGAGTTTGCCTACCTATTATAATGCCGACCGACTCATGTTTGCAGGAACGATTCCGACATTATTATTTTAGGCGATTGCCTTATTTTTTACGTAATTATACCATATAGGTTGACAAACGAACCGTTACGGTATACAATATAGACATAACAAGAGAGGAGCACAGAGCAATGACTAAGACTTACGCATGGACTACCGCCAAGGGCGCGGAGATTGTAGCCACTATCACAACCGAGCATATCACCCGCGAGACGGTTGACGCCGACGGGTTTAAGGTTGAGGCTAATTGCAGCCGCTACGATTACAGCGTCGATACTATGACGGTCAACGGCAAGCCCACCGACCTTAAAGAGCTTTGGACGGAGCGGGGCGTTAATTGCATACTGATCGCTTACCAAGGTAAGAACCGCATACTGGTGGCAATACCTGACGATATTGCCGCCGAGATATACGGCGAGGAGCGCGCCGAGGCGGCCGCAAAGCTGGAGCGCAGCATGGCGGCAGAGGCCGCCTACAATGCGCACCGCGAGATGATGCGTAGGGCAATGGACGACTAACAGAGACGCAGGATAACGCCGTAGGGCGGCGGCTAAACCGCCCTGCAAGAAAGGAGATAAAAATGGATAAGGCTGAATTAATGGAAATCGCACAGAGGTACAACATGCAGTTTGTGAGGAACGAGATCACACGCGAGGGCTGCGGCGTATACGGCACGTACGGTGCTACGGTACCAGAATTGGACAAAATAATAGACGACAATGAGCTGCCAGTGGTGGGGAGGCGCACGTATGATGCAGACAGTGTGACATATACAATATTCTGCCCCCGTGCATGGATTGACCTCTGGGGCTGGTGTTAGGAGCACGGCAGGCCGGTCACAAGCCCGGCGGCAGAAGGAACTACAAGATATGATTTTAAGGAGGTACAATATGTATGTATATTTGCTGAATCCGTATGGAGTAGATAATGGAATGAAAATATGGTATCGTAAGCAAGGTAATTATTGTTTTGATTTTGTATCGTCCAAGAAATTTGCATCACCACTAACTAAGGACGACGCGCTGAATATTATGCGCTATGCGGATTGGTACAAACAACAATATAACGCCAGTGCAATCAGGTTAGAAGGATAAAACGGTTATTGTATAGCAACATGGGAGGATATAAAAATGCAGGTAGTGAAAAACGGTGAAAAAATTGAGATGACATATGATGAGGTCTGTTATGACCTCGGTTTTTGCCCCGCTGTGCGGTTTGTGGACATCACCCCACGGGGGGCGGTTACATTTACGACTGGCAGACCCGAGGAAATCCGGGCGCTTTATCAGTCGGTAAAGGACAGAGGTTACAAACCCGCGCAAAAATTTACCGCTTTGATGCGGCCAAGACTAATATAATCGCAGGATTAACGGAGGTGAGCACATGACAGACAACACGGTTAAGGCCCTGGGCCGGGCGTATGGTATAATGGCGGCGCAGCTCCCCGAAATAGTCGGGGCGCGCTGCCGGGTGCAGACAGCTAATATGTGGCCCATCCGTGGGCTGGGTGAGGGGTTGCGGTATATGATCATTAACCGCAAGCTCACCCCGGAGGTCGATAGAGCCATGCGGGACGCGCTGCAAGGGGCGGAGGATATAACCGAGGACGAGCACGCGCTGCCGCTCAACCAGCAAGGCATGTGGGAGCTTGCCTATATGCAAGGCCGGTGCGCTCCCGTGCTCAGCGACGGCGAGTATTTGCGGGATCAGCTCAAGTCCCGTGGCCTGACGTTGGAGCAGGCCGCCGAGGCCTGTGAGGTAAGCAAGGCCGCAGTGCATTCGTGGTGCGCCGGAATCAAACCGATCCCGCAGGTGCGCCGCGAGCTACTTGCCGAAAGGTTGGGGATACTGATATAATAGCAATGGGCCGTCGATACGGCTCCTTATTGTGCGCAACTTTTTTGCAACTTTGCAATGCGGCTGGGTGCATATACAGCGTTGTTATACGGCCTCAAAAGCGCCTAAATGCCTACGCCGGACGGCATGGAGAGGTTGCCAGATACCCTGCTACAGGGGTTCGAATCCCCTATGCTCCACCATTTAAAAACGCCTGAATCTCTAATGATTCGGGCGTTTGCTTTTTTCGTTGCAACTCGTTTTGCAACTTTTTATTTTATCAGGTCTCTAAATACGTCCTCGACCGCCTGAGCCGTGCGTGCTGCCTCCCCGTCTACCTCATGACCGTATTGGCCAAATGTATCCATCGTTTTGGTGTGACCTACCATGTGTTTAAGGGCCTGCTCCGGTACTTCGTCCTGCAAATAGCTGATATTGGTATGTCGCATCTCATGGATTGTGACGGCGGTTAAGCCGTGCTGCTTGCGATATGTGAGCCAGCGGCGGTATATGTCATTAGGGACGCTCTGTGTGCCGTCGGCCTTCGGAAATAGCCACGGAGAAACTACGCCGGCAGCCTTTAGCATATCCAACTGATCGCGGATTATTTGTTTGGCAATTGGTGGCAGCACCGGGGAGCGGTGAGCTGTCCCATTTTTGCCGCTTGTGACCTCCTGCCTACTGTTGATTGAGCGCCGCACGGTCAATCGCTCACCGTCGTAATCGGAGCGCTGAAACCCCGCTACTTCCCCGCGGCGAAATCCCATCACGCAGGCCAAACGCCAGGCGTTTATATACCAGCACTTTAGAGGTCGCCCGTATCGCTCAGTCGTGTCCACCGTAAATAGTGTGCGTATGTCGTTTCGGTTCATGATCTGCCGCTTGCCTACAGGCGCGTCCTCTGGTATTTCAAGAGTTTTGATCTCGCGAATTGGGTATCCTGCATCGTCACAGTATGCAACAAAACCAGTTATTGCAGAGCGAATATTCTCCAACGTTTTCCGGGACAATGGTTTGCCGTTATATTTAGCTGCGGCGGCGTGATCGATAACCCCCTTCCAGTCCAGCTGTACTATGGCAGACACCTTCTTGTGCTCTAAATATGGCAAGATATGATTGCGGCCCAGACTTTCTAACTTCACAGGCCACTCGCTGGACTTGCCCTCTTTGCGCTTGCTTTCCACAAACTCGGCATAGGCGGCGGCAACTCTCGGGTCTTTGCCGGTCAGTCCCTTTTCCAACCACTCATCCGCCTTGCGTTCGGCTTCCAGCTTGCCCTTCCTGCCGGGCTTGCATGACGTAAACTGTTTCTGGGTGCCGTCCCTCTGCACCTTTATTATCCACTGCCCGGCCTTGCCCCGGTTCGAGTAGAATGTTGCTTCGTTTTCTCTCAATTTCCTTGCCATTTCCAAAATCCTCCTTTAACTCTCTGGTCATTTATGTTAAAATAGAGGATGCAAAAAGTAGCCCGTGTCAGGACTTATTTTGCACCCGGAGCCGTTGGTGTTCCCGCACCGAGGCTCCTTTATTTATTCATGGATATATACTATTTCGTCGAGCTCATCAGCTATCTCATCGTATCCATAGTAATCTTCATTGCGTATACTATCGGAAAGGCATTGCAGATCATATATCAAATCGTCATATCGGTTCGAAACGTCGGTGTTATCATGATAAAGAGACTCATAATCGTCTTGTAATTGATTATAGTCATCGCGCGTCACCGCTGGTTGCGTTTCGTTACTCAGCCCCCAAGTTAAGAAGGCTAAGAAAACCCATAAGCTTACGGCCCAAATTATACGATAGCGCTTACTTTTAACACAAGTAAATTTTGTTACTATTGCCGCGATAATGTATAGTATAAACGTAGCGAAGACAATCCCGGCAACCTCTAACAGGGCATTCGGAAAACTCATCGGACCATCAAAAGATCTAAACAACAAAACCTTGAAGGCCACATACGCAAAACCCATTACTACCACAATATAGTCATAATACTCGAACAGTCCGTCTAACTTCTTGGTACAATCTGGGCATAGCCCCTCGTATACAAGACGATCCTCCGTCCCGCAGTGTGCACACTTACTCATTGTTCCCCTCCCTATATCATTGCCACCGCATTACTCGCGGTCTGTATCCATCCAATGCTAGGATGCGTCATATCATATACCAGCATTCCTATGACCGCCGCCATAACAATAAAAGTAAATACCGCTATTATCATTATCGTGCGTTCCAGCTTCTTTATCTTCCGCTCCCTGTATTCTAACCCTCTTTCGTATAACTGCGTCAATCCTTCCGGCTCACACACCCTATCCTCGTCCAGATCGTTCAGGCTCCCGCCCATGGCCTTTACTATCTTGTAGACCGTATCGAACCCCGGATTTTCCGTCAAGCCCTGAAGCACGCGGTTTACCGTGGCAACGGGCACACTACTTTTGTCCGCTATCTGCTGCGCCGTCATATTACTCGCGTCCTTCATGGCGCGTAAATGTTCATATAACAACAAATGGTATCACCTTCTTCATTTATGTGTGGCGAAAAAACAAGAATGTTAGCGAAACGCTTCTTTATGAGTATTGATTAGAGCGGTATAAATGCTATGCTTTATTCAGGACGGTTCCCCGATGCTTCTCCACCGTCTTAGGCGGGGGTGAGAAATCGCCCCTGCCGATTAAATTTGAGGCACGATTTGTGCAACATCGTTGAGCGCAGTCCCGTTTATGGTACTCTCATACAAATTCCCCCTTTCTTTTTGAATCTAACGTGTTATTATCAAAACAGAACAAGTGTTTGGAGGTAAAAATCGTGAGAGACTTCTTGAAAAACATTCACTCCCTAAGTAACAGTGACCTGGATAAAGTTATTCTTTTTGCGAAGTGTCTGCTTTTAATTGAACAAGCCGCTTCACAACCTCCGAATAATCAAGGCCTAACGCATTAACCACCGCCAAAAGTTCTTGTTCTTTCGCCCTACGTTCTGCATCCACAGCGGGCTCGTCGTCGAAAGCGTCCAGAGACACATTAAGGGCGCGGGCTATGGACTTCATTGTTTCAAGGCTGGGGTTTGTCGTAGCTCCTGACGTTATTTTATCGATAGTAGCCTTTGGCACCCCAGACATGGCCGCAAGTTCAGCATTTCCTATTCCCAGTTCCTTTTTTCTTCTGTTAATAATCTCAAAACTCATATCTCATACCTCCAACTTAACAATATCACAAGTCAATCATATTTGCAACACTTAATCACCATTAACGGCGAAATAATTTCCGTCAACGGTGATTTTACGCTTGACAATAACCATTAACGGTGATAATATGATAGTGCAATAGCCACAGACGGTGATTAGAAATGAAGGGAGGTGGTCTCATGTACCCTTATCTTAACGAAATGATAAAGAAACGCGGCATTAAAAAGGCCGCCATTGCACAGGCTCTGGGATGCTCTTACTCCAGCCTGTGTCGCAAGTTGAGCGGTAAAAGCCCGTTGCTTTGGAAAGACACTTGCATTATACAAAAACAGTTTTTCCCAGATCAATCTAAGGAAAGGCTATTCGCTTAAAGTTGATAGAACCACCGACAAGAGGAGAAAACATGATCAAGTTCATAAAATGGTATAAAGAATACCTGAAAGAAAACTGGCCGTTTGTGCTCGGATTTTTTGTTGGACACTTGCTGACGAACTGGCTGTTCAACCTTATCTTGTAAGTAATTGCCAGACGTAAGTTGCAACAAGAGATGTTGCAACACCTGTAAAGAAGCCGGAAATCCATTTTTTAAGTTCGAGATGCTGGACAGCACGTTTTTTCTCAAAGTAGTGTTTGCCTAAAGCAGAGGGACTTGCCGTAATTATCTCATTTTTATAGTTGCGGACAAGCGATTCCAAGTAATCAAGATGGAATAGTTCAAGAAGCGTTTCATCAAGAACATTCGCAGGAATGCCGGTAACTGTTGATAGTGAACCCATCGAAAAGTTATCAAGCGAAAGCAATGCTGCAAGAACTTTTTCCTGTGTTTCAGTAAGCAAGTTTATCACCCCCACAAGGGAATTATACCACAGCTTTCCGGCGGGCGGAATGCCTGCATTGTTACCTCCTTTCTTGTTTGTTAGGTAGGCAAAGGCCGGGAAACTGGCCCGCCTGCCGGAGGGCTGTGGTAATGGGAAAATCATCGCAGGAGGATGAAAATGAAACATATAGACATATTACAAACCGATGCGCCCATGCAGAGGCCGTATGCCAAGCTGCGGGGCCTGCTGAAAGAATACGACTACACACAGGCCGACATAGCCCGGAAACTGGGCTGCTCACGCTATTATCTTGGCGACCTGATGAACGACAACAGGCCATGGCCGCTACCTTATTGTTACGCCATTCTCGATATGTTCCGGATAGACCATTCCGAACTTACAACTTATTTCCCCGCCGGAGGTTACGCAGCATGACAACGGCAATCATACCACAGGATACAAATCTGCAACTACCCGCCGCAATGGAAGGAGCCACGGCGTTTGAGGTGTATGTGTTTATGCACCGGGATAACCGCACGATAGGGCAGATAAAAAAAGTGTGGCCGAACAAAGGTATCCAGCAGATACGCGACGCGATGGACAAGGCTCTGCGGTTGGGTTGGCCGTATATCCCAGCCGACCAACTTCCGCGCTTGCCAGATGACGGCCTATCGTATGACGGTGGAGGATTGGGGCCCGAAAGCAAAGACAAAATCAATCACGGTGTAGAGCACAAGCCGTCAAAACCAGAGCCGCCAATTGCAGTGCAGCGACGTGTCTATGATATGGCCGTGGCGGGCTATACAAACAAGCAGATAAGGGCGGCAACCGGGCTAAGTGAAGATAGAGTGCGCAAGTATTCCGATGGGCAACTAAAACGGGGGAGGAGATGGAACAACAATGAAACTAATGTTTAGCTGGGGAGTATTCTTCACATTCTGCGTGCCGTTCCTGATGCTGGGCTACGTGGCTGGGCTGGAGCGCGGACAGCAGAAAAAGCATAGGCGTTGATCTGCTGGGGGGAGGGATAACATGAAAGTTTTAGTAGCCTGTGAAGAATCGCAGGAAGTGTGCAAGGCATTCCGCGCATTAGGCCATGAGGCTTACAGCTGTGATATACAGGAGCCAAGCGGCGGCCATCCAGAGTGGCATATTCTCGGTGATGCGCTCGAGGCCATAGAGGGGGGACAAATCGTCACTATGGACGGACGGGCGAATGATGTTGGTAAATGGGAGATTCTGATAGCACACCCACCATGCACTTATTTGAGCAATGTCGCTACACGCCACTTTTCCCTCCGGTGCACACCGGCTGAAAAAGTCGTTGCGCGGTGGGAAGAACGAGCAAGAGGTGCCGTTTTTTTCATGAGATTCCTGGCGGCTAACACAGAAAGGTATGCTATCGAGAACCCGATAGGCTTCATGAGTAGTGCGTACCGAAAACCAGACCAGATTATACACCCGTACATGTTTGCAAAATCCACTAACGACACCGAAAACTACGTTACAAAGGCCACCTGCTTGTGGTTGCACAATCTCCCCGTGTTAAGGGGGAACGAAATTCCAAAACCGAACAACGCGAAGCTGTATGGAGTAATGCCAAGCGGAAAAGCGCGGACATGGGAAGATACATATTCGCGTAGCGCAAAAGTGCGAAGCAAAACGTTTCCCGGCATAGCCAAAGCTATGGCGGAACAATGGGGGATATACTGACATGTACATAGAGTACGACAAGTATGACGAGAGCTACGCCTATTGCCCGGCCTGCAAGAAAACATTTCCCCGGTCCGCGATAAAACAGATAGTTTATCCAGCGACAAGGGACGATCCCGAAGAGCGCGTTTACGTTTGCCCCGTCTGTGACAGCGAAGATGGCAACTTTGAAGATGCCTATCAGTGTACATTTTGCGGAGAGTGGCGCGGCTGGGAGCAGATGAGCGACAAAGACGACATGTGCCGGGAGTGCTATGACAAGGCTTTACGGCAGCTTAGGCGTTACGCCGAGCGACAGGCGACGGGTGACTGTACTGCGGTGCTCAATCACCTGTTAGCAGGAATATAGTTTTAATCATATCAATACGGTTCTAAGCCGCTTTACGCGGCGCAGAGGATATAACTACCAATGATAACACACAAGCCCCGCAGAGGGGCAGAGAGGAGGCCAAACAGGAGTGGCACAGATACTAAAGTTTTTTGATGCCGAACATGAGTATGTCGTGGGCGACAAAAAGATTCCGGCGGTCAGCGAGATACTGCGGTTTCTGTCGCGGGAGATGTACTCCAGCATATCACAGTATACACTGGACAATGCCGCCGACAGAGGCAAGCGGGTACACAAGGCTTGCGAGGTGCTGGACAAGTACGGCGAAGCAGAGATTGACAAGGACATTGAGCCGTACATTAAGGCTTATATCCAGTTTCGCAAGGACATAGCCCCGGAGTGGACACGGATCGAATACGCCTGCTACGTGGACAATGACACACTGACCGCAGCAGGAACGCTGGACAGGTACGGCAAGGTTAAAGGTGGACAGGCCATTGTAGACCTTAAAACTACCGCCACGGTACACAAGCCCTATGTGGGCGCACAGCTTAACGGCTACAAGCTTATCGCCGAGGCCAACGGTTTAAAGGTGAACGCTCTGTACTGTCTGCATCTGCGCAAAGACGGCACGTATAAGCTGATTGAGATGCCTATAGATGACACAATTTTCCGGGCGTGTTACGCAATTCACAAGATTTTTGAGAAGAAAGAGAGGAAGAAAAAGTAATGGGGCGACCTGCCAAAGACTTGACCGGAATGCATTTCGGCAGTTTAACCGTCTTGTCGAGGGAGATAGTTTCGTCTACTGATAAGCGGGTGGCTTGGCGGTGTTTATGTTCATGCGGCAACGAAGTTATAGTAAAGTCAAATAATTTGCTTAGTGGACACAAAACAAGTTGTAATTGTTTTCGAAGCGAAAGGATGGCAAAGCTCAATCTCAAGCATGGTGATAGCTACAGCAGACTATACAACATATACGAAAAGATGAAGCAGCGATGCACAAACCCTAAGGATTGCAATTACGCCAACTATGGTGCTCGCGGTATCAAAGTGTGCGATGAATGGAAGAAATATGAGACCTTTAGGGACTGGGCATTATCGCATGGTTACTGCGACTACTTATCTATCGACCGCATAGATGTGAACGGAGATTACAGCCCAGAAAACTGCCGTTGGGCAACAGGAAAAGAGCAAAGCAACAATCGGAGGAGCAGCGTGAAGTTAGAGCATAACGGTGAAGTGCGTACACTCGCAGAATGGTGTCAGCTTCTCGAACTGAATTATAAGACGGTTTCAAGGCGTTATCTTACTGGGAAATCAACAGAACAAATATTATCAAAGGAGAGCTTAAAACATGGAAGAAGTAAGAATAGAGCAGCAGCCAACAACTGACATTGCGGCCGTAGAGCCTCAGAGCGCGCTCTCTACCACAATCAACTACCTCGACAGTAACGCCATGAATAAGGCGTATAAAACGGCAAGTATACTTTCTCGTTCAGACTTAATGCCAGAAGCGTACAAGGGTAAGCCGGAGAATGTGCTCATAGCTATGGACATTGCAAGTCGCATGGGGTGCTCATTGAGCCTTGTTGCACAAAATTTATATATCGTAAAAGGGAAACCCGCATGGAGCGGACAGTTCTGTATAGCTGCTGTAAATAGCTGCGGCAGATTTACCCCATTGAAGTTTGTTGACGTAGAAGAAGGCGGAGGAGGCTGCTACGCTATGGCAACACGGTTAGTTGATGGCGAGGTGTGCTGCTCTCCGGCAATAACTATGCAACTTGCGAAAGATGAAGGCTGGCTGGACAAGGCTGGTTCAAAGTGGAAAACGGATTTGCGGCATCAGATGATGCGCTATCGTGCGGCGGCTTTCTTTGCAAGGACATTCTGCCCGGAAGTGCTGTTAGGCCTACAGACCGTCGAAGAAATCAAGGACATTAAGGGCGACGAGCCCGAGAAGGTAACAATTAAGCTCAGCTAAGGAAAGGTATATACACGATGGTAATTAAAGACGGTTTAAAAAGGTTGTGTGTTGGCAAGCTGGTGCGCGACCCGGAGTTTTCAACCTTCGGTTCCAAGGGGTATCCCAAGATGCGCACAGCGATAGCCTACGACAAGGAGGGCGTAATCAATGTCGACGCGCTGTTTGCCGCAGTGGACGCATGGCGCGGGTTGCAAAAGGGCGATTACGTCATAGTGTCGGGTACGCTTAGTAACTATGAGGGCAAGGACGGAAACAAGAGATGGTTCCTTGAGGCGGATTTTGTGACAGCCGACCTTTCTACAATCTATCGCAGATTTGCGGAACAGCAGCCCCCCACGGACATTTCAGGATTCAAGGAGATAACGGACGACGATTTGCCGTTTTAATGGAGGTAAGAAATGTATCACTCGTTCGATACGGACGTTGCTGCCCTTGTGGGCGTAAACGCCGCCATAATCTTTAACAACATCGCGTTCTGGATTAAAAAGAACGAGGCAAATGAAGAGAACTATTATGACGGCTGTTACTGGACGTACAACACTAAGGCGGCGTGGAGAACTTTGTTTCCCTACATGGGAGAGAAACAATTCAAGGCTGCACTCCAGAAACTGATTGACGAAGGGCTGTTAAAGACAGGCTGCTACAACAGCAAGCCCTTTGACAGAACCCTCTGGTATGCACTGACCGAAAAGGGTTATTCGATGTTCCAAAATGGGACTGCTCCAAAAGCCCAAAATAGGACAATGGAAGAGCCTAAAAGGGATTCACCAATACCATATATAAACACATATATAAACACAGATATAAACAATAACCCCCCTATATCCCCCCAGGGGGGGAAGCGTGAGAGGGCAAAGCCCTTCACACCGCCAGACATAGACGAGGTTAGAGCCTACTGCAAGGATAGAGCGAACGGTATAGACCCGGATGAGTGGTATGACTTCTACGTTTCAAAGGGATGGATGGTAGGAAAAAACAAGATGGTAGATTGGAAAGCTGCTGTGAGGACTTGGGAGAACAAAAGGAGAACGGCGGAATCATCAGCAGTCCAAACCCCGCCGCCGGAAGAACAGAGGGACTACCACCAAAAGATGGCGGAGCAAACACGGGAAGCTATCAAAACACTGAAGCAGGCAGAGGAAATGGAGGATAAACGGCGTGAAGTCTTGCGTGAGTACTTCGACAGAACTGGAAAGAGCGTTGTTAGGCTCGATGCTGATAAGCCGTGAAGCCTTTGAAAAGGGCTGCGGTTGCCTGCGTGTTGAGGATTTCAGGGAAATAGAAAATCAAATCATTTTCAGCACCATGCAAAAGATGTTCCACGACGGTACGCCGTGCGATAACATTACGCTGATGGATGCGCTGGGGACTGATTTACAAACGGCAGGCGGGATAACCTATATCACCAAACTGTCCCTTGCCGTCCCCTCTGGTGCTAATGCCGCATATTACATCAATGGCGTTATGGCTGCTTCTGGCCAACGGCATCTTGTGGCCGGATTGCAGCGGGTACTTGACGACATTAAAACCGGTGCGGATTCTGACTATATCTCAGATGCCCAAAGCGTCATTGACGGAGTAAAGGCTATAGGCAGCGGCACAGTAGCCCCGGTAGGAGATAAGTTCCTTTCGGCGGTGTTGAGCATAGGCGCTAAGGACAGCGGCCTCAAGACGGGATTCCTGGCGCTGGATACTAAACTGAGGGGACTGAAGCCGGGACATATGACTGTAATCGGAGCCCGCCCCTCTATGGGCAAGACCTCATTCGGAATGAATATAGCCGTAAATGTGGCCATGCAAGATAGGGTGGTGGCGGCGTTCAGCCTTGAAATGAACGAGGAGGACATCATCAGGAGAGCGGTTATGAGCACTGCATTGTACAGCGACATTGACGCACAGTCAGGGGATCCGAAGCAAGTAACTTTAGCGGCTGAAACTGCGGACACGTTAAGCAAAACCAAGCTGTATGTAATAGACGATGCGCTGACCGTGGACAGAATGAAGGCTCGTTGCTATGCCATACGACAGCAAGAAAAAGCCCTTGATCTGGTGGTGATAGACTATCTGGGCTTAATACAGGGCCGGGGTAAAACCCGTGATAGAGTAACGGAAGTATCGGAGATCAGCCGGAGCGTGAAGCTGATGGCAAGGGAACTGAATGTGCCTGTACTGATACTGAGCCAGCTTTCCCGCAACCCCGAGCAGCGCAATAATCACCGGCCTATGCTGTCAGATCTTCGAGAATCAGGAGCCATAGAACAGGACGCGGATGAGGTGCTTTTTCTCTACCGCCCGGCGGTTTATGACACCAGCAAGGACGAGAAGGAAGCAACCGTAATTATAGCCAAGAACCGCAACGGGCGGACCGGCGAATGCAACCTCTTGTGGGACGGCGAACACTTCAGGTTTTACGAACACGAGATAGATTTCGATGCGATAGAAGAGGACGAACAAATATGTATGTAGAGATAAAAGATGTGGATAACGTGCTGAACCTTTATGACGTAGACGACGAGGTAATATCCGCAGTACACGACATACCCCCGGCTCACGTTATACGGCCTCAAACAAGCCGTTGGATATTAGACAAGCGGTATCAGGGCAGGAACAAGGTGCAAGTTTTCTGCGCTGTTTGTGGCCGCTACGAGAAGCGGAGCCGTAACGCCTACTACAAGCACGGCAACAAAACGGGCCTGCACTACTGCCCCGGCTGTGCTGCGGAAATGGAGGGGGAGAAGTGATTTACATCGGAATAGACCCCGGAAAAAGCGGTGCGTTTGCCGCGATAGATAAAGATGGACAATGTGCCGTTGCCATACCGTGGGATGCACAAGAGTTTATTAAATTCGCAAGGGCAAGCAAGCACACAACAATGACAGCTTGTGTTGAAAAGGTCGGCGCAATGCCGGGGCAAGGTGTTACCTCGATGTTTAATTTCGGAAAAAACGTGGGATACATCGAGGGAGTGCTTGAAACGCTTGGTATACCTTATCAGCTTGTACCACCTCAGAAGTGGAAAAAAGAATTTTCCCTTGGTAGCGATAAAAAGCAGAGCATAGAAGTCTGCAAACGGCTGTTCCCTGATATCAGCTTAAGGCGAACGGACAAATGCAGAACGGATGATGATGGAATGGCAGAAGCGTTATTGATGGCAGAGTACGCAAGGAGGAAATTTTAAGTGGAGTACAAAGTAGAGGTATTGGAAAAGGCCGTTAAAACTTATGGTCGTATGCATCAGACGATAAAGGCAGCAGAAGAATTGAGCGAATTGCTTGTCGCACTGAACAAGGGGCTGGGTATGATGAAGATTCCATGGGAAACTATGGACAACATCAGGGAAGAATGTGCCGACGTGGAAATCATGCTTGGTCAGTTAAAGATAATCTTCGGCGACTGGTCTGGCTGGACGCACGACAAGATGGACAGATTGGAGGATCGGATCAATGCAATCAACGGAACGAAAGAGAATGACTGCTGAAGAGCGGGAATTGTTCGCTGCACTGTTCGCGCTGGATAATATTCTCGACAAGTTTTCCGGAGGATATCAGAGGCTATGTCAGCGCGTACCCGGGGGCTGGCGGGACTACCGCATAGCGCAGAGCAGGATAGCAAGTGTTATCACAAGGCTGCTGGATACCGTGCCTGTAGAGCAGCTGTTGACCGTCAAGCGACAACTCGACCTAACCGAAATCCGCATAGGCATTAAGTCCGCAGCAGGCCGGGACAAGAATTACTGGGTGATGAGCTATGACGATTTAGCCGATCTTGCAGAGTACGCCACCAAAACCGAGTGCTTTACCTGTGACGGGGCGAAACATAACTGCCGGTTAAGGCAAATCTTGAAGGAGCTGCCTATTCAGGGCGTAAGCAAACTGATAGTGAACTGTTGGAGGGAAGAATGAGAGTAGAAATTCTGGAATATCCGGGTGCCTATGTGCGAGTACGCAGGGTGTCACGAAATGAAGCCGTGCGGGAGGAAATTATGCCCCGCCGAAAGAAAGAGTGAGGTAGAACAATGAAAAAGTACACGCAAGCGGATTTTGACAACTTTGAAGTAGATAAGTTTGGTCACAAGATATGCCCTGCTGGGGATTATACCGCAATAAAAGGCTTTGGTGAGCAGTGCAACTTTGGCGAGTGGTGCATCTTTGGCGAGTGGTGCAGCTTTATTAAACAGTGCAGCTTTGGTGCGTATTGCTACTTTAGCAAGGGGTGCGGCTTTGGTGAGCAGTGCAGCTTTGGCGAAGGGTGCAGCTTTGGCGAAGGGTGCAGCTTTGTTGAGCAGTGCAGCTTTGGCGAAGGGTGCAGCTTTGGTGAGCAGTGCGGCTTTGGTGAGCAGTGCGGCTTTGGTGAGCAGTGCAGCTTTGGTGCGTATTGCTACTTTAGCGAGGTGTGCAGTTACGAAAACGGCGCAGTGAAAAATGGCCGCTATGTCGCCGTGGATAGGATAGGCAGCGAAAACCGAAAAGCCTATTTTTACATAGACGATAACGGCAATATGTTTGTCCGTGCCGGGTGTTGGTTTTCGGATATGGCGGCATTTAAGGAGCGGGTTAGAAAAGTACACGCCGGGACAATTCACGAGAAGACATATCTGGCGGCGTGTGATTTGGCAGAACTGATGTTGAAAGGCGGTAACGAGGAATGACACGTGAAGAAGCAGCAAACATAATTGACCCTGAAATGGATATTCAATACTTATTTAATTTTATTCGCGAGCACTATGGCAAACGTGGTGTGGATAGTGCACTTTTGTGTGAGTGTGTAGACGCTGAAGCTTGCCACATGGGAGCGGAAGCCCTTCGTAGGATTGATGCGCTTGCGTTGGATGGCAAACATGACGAGGGCTGCGCTTGGTGCAAGGCCGAATACACGATTATTGATGACGAATTTGCACAGCCAATAAGCCAGAAGATGATTAAATTCTGCTGGCATTGCGGTAGGAAGTTGGAGGGCAACAATGAGAGGTATGTAAACGCGACAGATGTTGCAGAGAAGCTGGCGAAGGAGGGAAACCCGTAATGAATATTTGTGATAAATGCAAGAATTATTACCCGAATAATCATTACTGCCAATATTGGGATTGCGATGTCACGATACAACACGAAACGTGCTGCGGCTTTGCAAACATGACTAACGCCGACCTCGTACGGGCGATGAGCGACGAGGAACTGGCACATCTTTTAACTGGCTTTGCAAATAATGGTGTATGGCCCACGGAAATTGAGAGAAAAGTTTTCTGTAAGACAATTGCTGACTGGCTTCAGCAACCAGCGGAGGAGACTGACAATGGCTAAAGAGTTCATAGAGCGTGGGGCGGCGATAAAGGCAATAGAAAATGATTGTCTTGAACTGATCTATTACACTAAAGAAGATGCTATACAGTGTGTCAAAGCAATCCCTGCCGCCGATGTTGCAGAAGTGGTGCGGTGCGAAGACTGTATTCGCCGGGGTACGGAGGATTGTGCCATGTATTATGGCTGTGAGTGCGGAGAACAGCACACGTGGGAAATGGATAATGATTTTTGTAGCTGGGGCGAAAGGAGAGATAATGCCTAAGTTTTGCATACATGAACAACATGCTGGGGTATGTGAAAAGACCGGTGGTTATTGCAGCGAAGGGCCTTGCCCGTATGAAGAAATGGTGGATTATGCTCCGGTAGTGCATGGGCGGTGGCAGAGCTATGAGAGTTCGCGATACGTGGGTGCAGATGACAAAGGCAACCCCAAATATCGCAATATCAGAATATATTATTGCTCTCAATGTGGCCATTGCAGCATTATACGCACAAAAGGTTGCCCTAATTGTAGAGCGAAAATGGATAAGGAGGAAACTAATGAACTGGATAAGCGTGAAGGATAGATTGCCGGAAGCAGAAAAAGAAGTTTTGCTGTTGTGCAAAACAACGTGGAGAAGTGGTCATACATATTGCTGTATTGCGGTTTATGTTCCTGAGGGAATACTGCGTGGAGAATCGTGCTTTAATTGGGATTATGAATGCTGTGACGAATATTGCGAAGAACATGATGATTACTATGTAAACGCTGGTTGGTACGAACGGATTTACAATTGGGATGACTATGCTGTGGTGGGCATTGATGATAAAGTAACCCATTGGGCATATTTACCAGAACCGCCGAAGGAGGAAACTAATGATAAAAAACAACCTGAAGAAGCTCCGGGGGAATAGGACGCAAGCAGAAGCGGCGGCTGCGCTTGACATGAGCCAGGGCGTGTACAGCATGATGGAGAGCGGACGGGCGGTGCTGAATAAGTGCGAACTGGTCAAGGCTATGACATACTACGATGTGCCCGCCGAAAAGATATACCCGCCTGATATACTGCGTTTATGTTTCGGCATAGACGCGGCAGAAAAGAAACGCAAACCGACTTCTGCTATGGTGAAGATACCAATAGCGTTGGCGGAACGGATTGACGGATTGATAACCGAGGGCCTTTATTTGAGCCGAACCGACTTTGTAGCGGCAGCTACGCGTGAAAAGCTGGGAGGCGATTCAAATGGGCAAAATGCACAAACGGGCGGAATGGTATCTGTATAACTACCAAAAAGTCAAGGCGCGTGAAGCTAAGACAAGGCAAGAGATTGTGGACGATGCAGTGTACGCCGCATACGGCAGCGGGGACAATACCCCTGTCAAGCACAGTGTCAGCACCAGCAAAACAGAATCTGGCGGCATAAGGCTGGCAACGGCAAGGGCAAAAGCCATAAATGAGGAAGATGATCTGTGGATCAAAGCTATTGAGAACGTCTGGTGCGCATATACGCACGAGGACAAAGGCATGGCCTATTTCATGGAGTTTGGCTTCGGCCTGACTGGCCGTCCGGTGAGCAAAGCGCGGGCTGGAGCCGTGCGCGACGAGATAATGGCGGCGCTACACATAGAGCGGGTGCAGACATACTACACATACCGCAACCGAATAATTGAAACTGTGGTTGAAGAAGCACTGGAAATCAAGGTGTATAACAAGGCAATAAAAAATAGCCCCCGGTAAGGGGGCTATCGTGTTATTTGCCGAGGTACTTTTTCTTGTACCTTTTCAGTATGTCACCTTGCGCGTCCCTGACTGCTTTAGCAACGTAGGATGCTTTTTCATCATCGCTCATGCGGGAATACTGCGAGCTGTTGATAGCGTCCTCTGCGGCCGCATACATGGCCCTGCCGTTTTCGATCTTGAATTCGGTGTACTCGTCTGCGGTAAGGACGTATCGCTCATCTCCGCTCTTCAGAGTGCGATATGGATAGTTCGACGGAACGACAGAGGGGTCCTGCGTCACCGAATACAGGCGGGTCAGTTCCACATCAACAGGGGTCATATCAACCTTATCAAGGTAGCCGGGCAGTATGGTTTGCTCTAACAGACGGACAGGCCAGCTATGCTCGTTTATCTCCTGTTCGCCCCACACGTTAATATAGGGCTGCAAGTCACTGGCAAGGCCGGGCATCTTCGCCTGCATTTTATTTGTTGCCTTATCCAAATCCTTGCCGAGCTCGGAAGTGGGGTCGCCTGCTGTATCGCGGCGCACCGGGTCTATCGTCCGGGCTATCTGACCGCCAATGGTAGGAACAAACTGGCTTGCATAGCCCCTGCCTGCGGTGACAAGAGCCGCGCCTATGAGGCTGTTGCCGTCGCTCCTCGCATTGGCCACGGCTTCAAGCGTATCCTGTAAGCCCTGCAACATACTCATTTCCACAAGCGGGTCTGTAATTGATGAGAGAGTGCCAAGGAAAGCATCAATGTGGTCGCCAACGGTCTGTGCTTCGTCGCTGCTGCCGCTGCCATCTATCAACTCTTGCAGGGCAACACCCATAAACAGGGGGATTGACGCGGGAGCCGCCCAGTCAATGGTCATGGAGCTGCTGCCGGGTAAATTAAGAGCATATTCCTGTTTGCCGAGATCGCTTTGGTAGTACTTATCTTCGTCATTATCGCCACCGCTTATTACGCCAGACTTCGCAAGGAAGTAGCCCAATGCCATAAGGGAAGAACCTACAAGGCCAGAGGACATTTTATCAATGGCTGTCGAAGCGTCCATCTTTCCTGCCTTAACATCGGTGAGCATCTGTCCGGTGCCTTGTATCAAGCCGATGGGTGAAAACTCAACCCCACGGGCAAGGACGTTTAAGGGGGTCTTCTTAAACGGTACAGTGCCGCCTACAAGTATCTTTGTAGCAAGGTTCTTATTCTCTATCTTCGTCATAGCGTCAGCAAGAGAATTTGCATCGTGGAAGGTTGAACGCTTCGCTTCGTTGATGGCGTAGCTCATGCACTCTGAGCGCTGCTTTGCCGTCATGGTGTCAGGAGTGTAGCCCCGTGCTGTCATAATCTGCGCAAAGGAACGCTTGTACTGCTTTTCAAGGAATACGGTGTCGCCCTTACTTAATGCCCAATCGGTAGCCTCACGCCACTTCTCAACAGGCTTAAATTTGAATATCTGCCGATTCTCATCTATCGCCCGTTCGATGCCGCTCTTGGTGTCGTACCTTGAACTGTCTTCAAGGGCAGCGCGGGCATCGTCAAGGGTAGTTGCGGCATACGCCTTGTTCGCTTTATACTCGTCGCTGAAAGCTAACGCTTTTGTTCTCTGAGACTGGTCAACACCCATTACTTTTTCAAGCCCTGCGCCAACAGCATCTTTAGAAGTCCAAAGAACATCGGACATTATCTCGTTGCCTATGAGATTGCGGAGAACTGTTCGTGGATTGCCCAGCATGGAAAGATAGCGCCACGCCCTGATTTTATCCAATATGCCAGCCGGCATCTTAGAACCTATGTCAGCAGCAATCTTGTTCATGACGGCATCGCGTTCTGCTCGGGTCTGAGTACCGTTGAGTTCTGCCAGCAACTCCGGGTTAACCTCGATAGCGGACATCTTGCCGCTGTCTATCCGATTCTTGTACTTCTTGTTGATGTCAGCCACAGCCTTATCAAGGGTAGTTTCCGCACCGACAGCACTATCCCGCGTCCACTTGGCAAGGGCTTGTATGGCTTGTCCGCTTTCGGTCATATGCCGTTGGATTTCCTTCTTCCAGTCGTTGAGCCTTGCATAGTCTCCCGTTTCCGCCGCTTCCGCCCGTAGCGTTTCGCCTATGAGCATGGCGGTGTCAACATCGGGCGCGTCCCAGGAACCATGAGCAAGGCTTCGCATTGCTTCGTCGATGTTCCCCGTCCTGTCTATGGAAGCGCGAACCCTTTCTTTCGCCATAGCGATACTGTCAGCCTCCTTTGATACGGCATACACGGAATTTTCTGCGCTGTCAGCCGCCTTTTCCGCATCGGTGAGCCACTTATCGTAGGTGTTGGTATACACCTTCGACTGCCTCAATTCGGCGGGCGTAGGCGTATTTGCACCAAGGTCTTTGAGGGTAGAGTTAGCCGATGCATTCTTGGTTATGAGCCCGTCTCGGTATGCGGCGGCTTCGTCGTACTCCATGAGTGGCAAGGCTTTCAGGTCTGGCATTTCCTGAGTACCTATATTCCGTGCTACAGTTTCCACGTCATTGCCATTATGCATCCAGAAGATGATGTCCGGCCTGCCGTCGCGTTCATAGTTCCAGTCGGATGGAGCGTATTCATCTACAAATGCGGTTCGCGCCACGGGGATAAAGCCGTGGGCTAAATACATACGTGACAGTTTGCCGTTATAGTTGTCCAGTTTTGTACCGCCGTTTTCAAGAGCAGTAAGGAGGATCGAGGATACCGCGTTCGTGCTTTCGTTTTTCTTGTTTTTGAAAACCGAAACAATATCGCCGTCGTCCTTTACCGCGACGCCTACGGTACCGTCGTCGTTAAGGAATGTCCGCATTTTTGCATAGTCTTCGATCTCATGCTGCGTGACAAATGCGCCGTAAGGATTGCTCTCTTTCGCTTCGCCGATTTTGGCATAAAAAGAGGACGGATCATGCTCCGTCCTTAATTCAATCGGTGTTGAACCTTTATTTGTCAGTTGTTGTTTTAGATGCTCTCCAATGCCTCGATAATCTGTTCGTCCGTCCATTCCGGGAAGTCCTTGCGCCACCCCTGAATCAGATACTGTGACAGTTTCCCCTGATACTCCGGCATTTCCTCCGGCTTGAGCTTGGTTTCCGTTTTCTGCTCCATTTATATCACCTCTGTTATTATTATACTTTTCGTTTGCTGTCTGCGCAACACCATTTTTGATTGTATCAATACCGTTCTGAGCCGTATTTGCACCCGCATTGGTATTAGCGGCTGGGTCGGCGGCTAAACCACCTACAGGGGCGTTTACAGCGTCACGTTCTATATCGCTATAATACTTCGATGCGTGATACTCGTCAACCAGCTGCTGATTGGCGGCATTCTTGCGCTTGGCCTTTGCCGCTTCGGACTTGTAGTCCGCCGTCGCGGTGTCTACCTTCTTCTGCCCCTCGCTCGCCGTTTGGCTTGCTGCTGCCTTTGCTGCGGACAGTTCCCGAGATGCCTGTGCAATCTTTTTGCCCTTCTTTACTGGGTCGGGATCGTCAATACCGGCAAGCCGCTGTTCGGCCTGAGTGACTTTATTGTTGGCGTTCTCCACCTTAACGGCAGCATCGTTTTCTGCGGATTCAACGGCCTGTTTCTTAGCAGCTACTACTTCGGCATTTGTCTGTATCTCAACTCCTGCGTTAATGGCAGCGTCGCGGGAAACGTTGATTTCGCCGCTGTTATACTTGTCAATGAGAGCTTGCCGCTGCACATCGTTCATATTCTCCATGTGCATAGCAGACATGAAACTATCGAGGTAAGCCGCATAGTTGCCGCCAGTGCCCTTGTATATCTCCGATGCGTATTTGTAGGATTGCGTATGCGCCCCCATAGAAAGGCCGTTCATTATGCCGCCTATGAGCAAACCGCCTTTAGCATTGTCCCACATTTCGGAGAAGTCCATTTCATATCCCTTATCCCATGTAGCCATTCGGGCAATGGACGAACCGTAATAGGACGCGGCTTCTTCCAAACCTTCACCGATAGTACCGAGGGCGAAGTTTATAAACGGCATACCCTTAGTTATTGCGAAGGTCTTGAAGTTGGCGGAAAGGCCGCTTGCCGCGATTTTCTTACCGACTATGTTTGTACCGAAGGCGTGTTGCAGGGTTTCACCCATTTCAAGGGATTCAAGGTAGCCTTCGAGAAGTCCGGCGGGAATGGCGTATGCCGTTGCTTGTCCTGTCGTTGCGCCGTCGTTCATGGCTTCAAGGTAGTAGTTGCCTATGGAGTTGGCCACGAACGGCATACGGCTTGCGTTCTTGGTGATGAAACCGAACAGGAAGTTTGTTCCGGCGGCGTTGCCCAGAACCTTTGTCGCTCCTGCCGCAAGGACTGAACCCGTAAGGGAAGTGGCGTACATGCGCATGATTTCCGAACCGACATCGGCAGCGGTGGAAATTATCTCGTGGTTGCGGTCGTGTGAATACTGTGTCCACCATGCGGCTTCCTCCTGCAATGCCTGTGTGGTTTTCCAAAGCTCATCGCGCTTCTGTATCCCGGCAGTTGCCATGTCCGCAAGGCCGACAGCTCCGGTGGCGATAGACAGGGCTGCGCGAATAGGCATGGATATGATGGAGTTTGCCAACTGGTCAACGGTACTGTTCTCCACATAATCGCTGGCCTTCATGTCCGTGTCCGTGTTTTTCCAGTCGTCCTCGGTGTAGGTGCTGAGGACGTATTGAATCTGCTCGTCGCTCATGCCGCACTCCTGCAAGGTATACGTGGCATAATTCGTGCGGGCGGTCGCCGTGGGTATGTATTCGCCTAAATCTGCGCGGCGGAGTGCGTTGTCGATTTCAAGGCCGTTGTAGCCCTGTGTTTCGAGTATGGCGCGGGTGGTATCCACATAGTTGTTCACAGCTTGCGTTTCCTGCGCTGACATGCCGTAGCCCTCCATCATGGAGATGGGGGAAAAGCCTTGCTGTGCCGATGTCCCCATATTGCCCAGCTTCTTAGCCTTGTCAACTGCGCCCTGCGTAAAGCTGTCCATGCCGCCCAATACCTTTGCGGTCGTGGTATCGGAGATGTCGCGCCGCTTTATGCGTTCTGCTTCGTTGGCCTTGCCTTCGGTGGATTCAGAATATGAAAGCCTGCCGTCGTTACGAATACTCTTCTTTATATCCTGATTGGAATATCCGGCTTCACGCATGGCATTTATAGCGGCATCCGACGCAGCCTGTTTACGCTGCTTGTTCGCGTTGTATTCGTTGAGATTGCTATCCTTTGCAAGGCCAACGCGCTTATCTATCTCGGCGGAAAAGTTGTTGTTGGCTATGGCGTTGTCAATGATTTTCTGCGCCTGATTGGTTTTGGTTTCCGCCTCTGCTTTAACCTTGTCAGCCGCCCACTGTTCGCGGGTGTTCTGCGCCCGTTGCAGTCGGTCAATATCGCCCCAGACTTCATCTATGTTCAGCTTGCCCGCCCTGCTCTTGGTTTCCTTTTCCTGCGCCGCCCGTTCGGCAAGAATCTGGGAATCGTAATCGCCGTAGTCCGTGTCCTTGTCTTTGGCATTGTAAAGCTCGATACCGTTATATATCGGGTTGTTCAGCCTTACCCTGTCATATGCCGCAACCAAATCCTCATCTGTCAGATTCATGGGGTCGCTGGCGGTGTTCCACATTTCCCGGACTACGGCATTCCTAAAATCCCGCGCCTTCTGTTTCTCTACGCGATCGGCAAGAACAGAGGCGTAGGCATCTTTATAATACTTGCTGTCGAAGTAGTCAGCCTGCGGCAAACCGTTTTCCTTCAACCACTGAGAAAAAGAATCAGTGCCGTACCCGGCTTCATACTTCTTTGATATTTGCCCGGAATAGTAGCGGTTTACATCTTCCGGATCGCTCATATCATAGCCCCAGTTCTTGTTGTTCGAGCCTTTGCCCGTGGTCATCCAGTCTGTGAAGTTGCTCTTTGCCTTTTGTATAGCTTCGGTATCGTAGAAGGTATTGGTTTCGGGGCGATAAACGTAAGCGTCCTTGTCATATCGCCCGTCGCCAACCCTGCCGCCGGAAGCCTCACGCCGAGCCATAGCACCTTCGTATGAGCCTGCGCTTAGGGATTCGTTGCTAACGTTTACCTTTTTGTTGACGCCTTTGCCGGAATCTATTACGCCCGCCGCACTCGCCATTTGCTCCTTAGTGTATGCCATATCAAACTCCTTACATCATCTGTCCAGACATACGGCGATTGCTACCGGTGCTGGTGGTCTTGTTCTTGCTGGTTCTGGTTGTGGTAGAGGTTTTCTTGCCGCCACTCTTTATGACTTGGTTTTTAAGCTGTTCTGTGCGCTTCATGCCGGATGCCTGATCATGCAGTATCGAGCCGACGGTGTTTACGGTCTTGCTGTCATAGCCGAGGCCCCGAGCTGCATTCTTAACGCCGGAATCCTGTGCTGCCACTGCGGCCTTGAAAATATCGCCGTCGTTAGCGTTCATGAGCCACTGAGTATAGGTCATATTGCCGCTACCACTACTACCACCACGGCTGCCGGAAGATTTCTTCTTGCCTCTGCTGTAGGAATAACCGCCGCCACCACCACTGCCGCCGGAACTTGGCACACTGCCTACGCCGGCTTTTGCGTTCTGGCCCAGCGAATACAGGTCTTTGGCGAGGTCGTAGGCGTTGTTCTGCGCCGCAAGCCCCTGTGCGACAGCCTGATTGTACTGGTTAAGAACAGCCTCATTAAGCCCGGCCTGATAGTTCGCCTCCATCTTTGCTATGTCGTCGGCCTCTGCGTCCTGTAAGCGCTGCTTCGCGTCAGTCACCCATGTACTGCCGCCCATGCCGCGGGAATAGGCATCGAGGTCTATCATGGCCCTGTCTGCTTCGGTCTGCTTGCGCCTGTTTTCTATGGACTGGTCGTATGCGGTGCGAAGGTAGGATTCAACGTAGGATTTGATTTCGTCCTTGTCCGTGGTGGGAAGTTTGTACTCGGACAGCACCATTTTTGCAAGGTCAGACCAATCATTCACGCTGCCCTGGGCCGCAAGGTCGCCGCGATAGGCAAGCTTGGTAGCGTCGTCCCATGCGCCTGTATCCTCTATGCCACGGGATAGCTGGTAGTCCTTTATGGCCTGTTCGGTCTTATAGGGCAGGGCTCCGTAGGTGTCATATGCCGCCTGTTCAGCTGCGCCCCATGTGCCGGTCTGGTCAAGGCCGTATTCCTTCTGCCACTTTTTTATAGCTGCTTCATCGGTTAGGCCGAGCTTTTTAAGCAGCTCATCATAGTTGGTGTTTTCTGCCATTTAGTTTTCCTCCTATAAAAGTACCCCCGGCGAATAACCGCCGAGGGCAAATGTCATTCATGTGTTACGCAGAGAAATACTTTTCTATCTTGAACGGTGATGCGTCTGCGTCGTTGATAAAGTCCCTTGCTATGCTGAAATAGAATTCGGGATCTTCGCCCTTCCCCACGCTCTCCGCCGTCTTGTAGTAGTCGTTGTAGGCCATATTCATGCAGAGGTAGTATTTGCATACGTCGTTGTTGATGCCCTTCGCGGCAAGGAATGCTTTGACGGTATCATAATCCCACTTCTGGCCGTAAGGACGCATGGAGCGTACCTTGTCCCGCGCTTCCTCTGGGGTTATGGCGTAAGCTATGGCCGCAAGCTGGTGTATGGTTTCGTGGTACAGGTCGGGCATGCGGTCTTTAATTATGCCCATAGCGTCATCCAGTACGGCGGTAACTTCGTCTATGTTCCGGCCTTTGCGCGAGATGCAGTCTATCATTTCTAAAAACTTACTCATTTTCAGTCTGTCATGAAGCGGTACAGCGTTTCAATGTCGCTACGGTCAAAGGTAAAATCTCCAACCAGAGGCAGGGGAAGCCGCTGTTTGCTCTCAAACTGCGGAACGACAGCTTTATACAGAGCGTCAATGTCTATATTGTCCTGCTCGTCCACAATGCCCATCATGGATATTGCGGGGGAATGCAGCAGCTTCAACAGTTTTTCGTCCGGGGCTGACAGCATGAGTGAAGCCCCCGCGCCGAAAGCTATCTTCTTCCAGCCTTCCAGCTTCGGCACAAGCTCGGTATCGGCATACCGGGCAAGGCCGGTCTTGAAACGTTGTAGCGTAATCATGTTTCCTCCTTACTGAGATAGGGGCAGTTGCCCGCCCCTTTAGGTCGTAGCCGTGCCGGTGCTTACCGTGACAGTCGCGTTACCCCAGCCGGGGCATACGGAGCTGTTGGGTATGACCATCTTGGTCATGGCAAGCAGGGCTTGAATGTTCTGCTGCATACATCCGATTGTCGCGGTGTTTACGCCGTTGTACACGAGCTGTTCTTTCTCGAAAGCGTTGAACGCGTCGCGCATGCTGTTGGCCTTGTCGTTGATGGCGTTGTAAACCTCAACGAGCTTCTTGTCTACGTCCGCCTGTGCTTTGAGAATGGCGTTCTCCTGCACAAGCGACAGTTCATAGCGGGATACGGGCTTTTCGTCGCTGTTGCCGTTCCTGCCGTTTCTACCGAGGCCAAAGTCGGTAAGGCCGCCGTTGAACAGCCAGCCAGCCGAACCGATTATGCCGGTTACGAGGCCAGCGGTGCCCACTCCCTGAGATGCGTATTCTGCCATAGTTTTTTTCCTCCGAAATGTAATCAGGCGCGCTCCTGTTGCTTATATTGTCGCGCATAAAGCCGATTCCTACGAGGGCATATGGCAGTGTTTTATCAGTTGTTTTTCGGCGGCCTTGCACCGCCTTCGTATCTGGTCATATTCAAGGGGTATTTCAAATTTAAGCTGGTACTCGCCCGTCAGAGCGTCGTATGGCACCCCGTCTAAAAGGCGGCGGGTTATCAGCCAGCGGTCTTTTTCGTTATGTATCCATTCGTGTATGAGTGCTTCCCACTCTGACCGGGGGCGGGAATTGAGCAGGGTCTTGTCCATATAATAAGAGGCCGCTTCTCCAAAAGCCTACACCTCCTTTATACAAGATTTGCCCCCGCCGAAGCAGGGGCTATTGAAAGGGAATCCCGAACGTGGGATGAGATTGTACTGTTTTATTGTGCTGTTTTGTCGGTAGGTTCGGTATCTTCTATTGCGTTGCCTTTGTTGTGGAGCTTCTGGAGGGCCCCTCTGAGCGCCTCGGGCAGCGGCAGGCCAAGCGTGCCGGCGTTCTCCAGTATGGATAGGCCCTCGTTGGCTATGTAGAACATGCACACCGCGCTGCGCACCGCCCCATTGGTGGCGGGCACAAGCCTGTCAAGTAGGGCCGCCAGTGCCACCAGTATTAGTATAAAGATTTTCTTCAGCAATCCCTTGAATCCTACTGCGCTGCTGAGGGTCCCGGTCACTGCTGCGTCGGCTACGCCGGTGACGTAGTCCAACACCATCACCGCCACCAGTACCATTATCAGGGGATCCCAGGCGCCGAAGAGCCACGCAAATGCGCCGCCTACAGCGGCGGCAATAGTTTTGATCCATTCAGATATGTTCATTTTGTTTTTTCCTCCTTATCTTTTGGCTGTGCCTACGTATATTCTGCCGTCAACGGATACGGATACCTGCAGCACGTCCGGCAGCTCTGTCGGTGTCATACTGTGTGCCTGTGCAAACCGCTGTATGGCCGCAATGGTGTTTTTGCCCGCTATGCCGTCAGGGTCGCCGGCGTTGTAGCCCAGGGCGTTAAGGGCGGTTTGCAATGCCTTGATATCTTCGCCCCTCATCATAGGGCTGGTCAGTTCGATTTTCTTTGCCACTTTTTCCTCCGTTTCTTCTGGATCGTCCGCTTGCAGCAGAGGTAGCCGCCCCCAGTGCGTCCAGCTGCCATCGGACAGTTTGCGCTTACATACGCCATCGTCCCGGCCTTTGGCCTCTATGGTGTAGCCGTCGCCGACGTATACGCCGACATGTACCATTTTCTTGCTGCTTTCGCTGTACTTGAATACGAGGTCGCCCGCATATATGAGGGTTTTCCCGGCGTAGCCCCTGTTTTCGCCGCACATACGGTAAAGCCCCTGGGCGTTGGTGTCGCCCTTCATCCAGTGCTTTATGTCGCTGATGTAGTGTACGATGAGGCCGGAACAGTCGAACGCATAGAGAGGCCGTTTTTCGGCCTTCTCCATGAATTTCACGGCGCGGTTGTAATTCGTGTCGCTGGTTTCGCGCCGTTCTATCCATGCGTAGGGGTCGCTCATGCTGTCAACCTGCTGTCCCTGCGCTCCCCATACATACATATCGCCTACGTGGGATTCCAGGTAGGCGATAAAACCGTCTATTCTGCTCATCTGCGTTTACCTGCTACCGCAAGGCCGAACCCTATCAGGGCTATGGATACCGCATACGCGAGGGCGGAGGCGTCGCCGGTCTTGGGTATCACCACGGGATTTTTTGCAATGGGCTGTTCGGCCGGCTGCGCGGCGTTAAAATAATAAGTCTTGCTGACAGTCCTGTTTTTCTGCATGGCGTTGTAGAGTTCTTCTGCCGTGGTGGCGTTTTCGTATGCCATGTCCTTGATAGTGACGCGGAGGGCGGCGGGCTGGTCGGTAACTATGCCGCTCAGGTAATATGTGCCAGCCTCCAATCTCATGTCGTTTGCGTCCAGCTTTACGCCGTCCAGCTCGATTATAAGCTCCATGTCGGTCAGGTCGTAAAAACGGGGTATGCCCAGGTCAACCTTGAGTAGGAAAAGCTCATTGTTGACGTAGGTTTTGGATACCGCCTTGCCGGTCTGGTAGTCCAGCGCGGTTATATCCAGAGTTACGAGGTCTGCGGCGTAGGCTACGGTGCAAAGGCACAGCATGAGCATTACCGCGAGGATACAAGTGAGTTTCTTCATTTTGATTTTTTCCTTTCTTTGTTTTTGTTTTTTAATTATGAAAAAAGAGCCGTGCGGCTCCTTAATCCGTGTATTCGCTCCATTTGGAGCTTCCGGCCTTGGGCTTGTAGACGGTGGATTTGATGTGCTGCTCGGTGCATTGCCACGTTTTGCCGTTGTAGGTCACTATGGTATCCATCTCAATAACCGTGCCGTCCTCGATGTCGCTCCACGCGGGATAGGTCACGGTCTGCACCGCCCAATATGTGCCGAGGTTTGCGGCAGGGGGTTTGTTGCGGCTGTATTTGAGGGCGACATAACCGCCCTCAACTGTGTCTCCAGCTATATAGCGGGTCTCAGCGTTCCACGGTGCGCCCTGCGTGGGGGTGGGGGTAAGCCCTGCCCGCGCCGCCGTCAACACCTCTACAAGGTCGGTCTCGTGCGCCTCAATTTCCGCTTTACGCACGGCTACCAGCGCCATAAGTTCACTGCGCGTCATTCACATTCACCCCCAGTTCTGCCAGCGCGTCTATATAGTCCTGCGTGGTGGCTTGCGCCTCATGCTCCGTCCAGCTCTGGACTATCGCTTCGCCGCTGTCCTCCCAGCTCTCCGTATAATAAAAGCCCTCCTTTGAGGGCATGGGGGAACGGGTCACGGGCTTATAGCCCAGCTCCTTTATTGCCGCATCGTCATTGGTGGAGAGGTGCGCCCCTGCGGGGTGCGTCACACCGTTGATTATAAGCGGCGATTGCAATTCAACCGGCAGGCGTAAATATTCCGGATACCCGCCCGCCAGCTTGGCATAGTTTGTGTTTAGCATTATATTACTCCTTTTATTGCTGTGTGATTGTTGTTCCCTCCGGAAATCGCAGAATAACTATACCTGAACCTCCCGCACCTCCTTTGTGCCGACCCATCGCGCCGTGACCACCATCGCCTGTGTTAGCTATTCTATCACTTGGAGATGTTACACCACTATTGCCTCCATTAGAAAACAGCGTACCATTGGCTTCGGCAAAAGCACGGGTAGTTGTTCCTTGTCCAATGCCAACTGCGTTGCCACCGTTGCCACCGTTGCCACCGTTGCCACCATCAATACCACCGTTAGCAGCATTTCCACCGGAAGCACCACCAGAACCACCGTTACCGCCACTATAATATGAACCCGGTTTGCCACCAGACGCAGAATGTGCGCCGAATGATGTTGTTCCTCCTGCACCTCCTGCGCCGGGGCCGTTATCTGCCCAAGTACTACTATCATAATTGCCGCCGTGGCCGCCATTGCCAATAGTAACGATAATATCTAAATTACCAGTTATCTCAGTTTGGAGTTTAGTAATCGTATATCCCCCACCACCACCGGGGCCGCCATAATAATAATCGTATGAGCCGCCAGTGTTTGCAGCACCTCCGCTGCCACCAGCGCCACCTCCAACAAGAAAAACATCGCATACAGTGGAATGATTAAATCTCAAAGTACCAGATGATAATAACCTCAAATAATTATCTTGTATATTGCAGTTGCCAGTATACGAGAAGATTACTTTATTATTGTTTATCATCATTCTGCGCCGTAAAGCAAACTGCAAGGGTATCATAGCGCATAGGCGCTTTTTATTTTACGGAGGCTGCCCCCCCCCGAAAGAATTATTTTCATGGTGTTCTCCTTTTTATTCTTGCCATGCTACATAGCGGTAAGTGCCGTTAAAGTAATTAATAGATACAGAAAATGTGACATTGTCTTCGCTAAATGTCAGATTCACAGAGCCTGATGCAAATACGTATGAACTGGAGCCTTGCGATGTGACCCAGCATGAACTTTCATCAAGTACTGATACCACCCCACCTGTTGCATAGCCTCCAGGGAACTTAAACAAAGCTATATGGTCAGGCTTAAAACCAATTCCAGTGATCGTTACCTCCCTTGGATACATTCCTCCTTGTGCCGTTATCTCTCCTGTAGCAATATTCCTTGCTTTTGCCATGGCGCTCATCAGCCTCCTTCGCAGCATTGCTATCATGCGCTCACAACCTCCTGCACCGCCCACACGCCGTTGTATACGTCAAATTCGTAAGTTTTGCTTGCCTCTATGGCGGGGGCCGCGCCTAAATAGTTCGCACCGCTCACAAACGACACCGCAACCGAGGCCGCCGTGCTGAATGTGCCGTGCGCCCAGCCGGAGGCGGGCGGGGTAAACACATACGTACCTACAAGAGAGGATACGTTATATATGGTGTCTTCGGAGAGAGGGGAACCAGAGTCAGGTAAGTATTCGTCGATTACGGGCGGGTTCATAAAGTCGTAACTGGTCATAGCCCATAAATTATTCGCATCCGAGACCGAATCGAGCATGATAATACCATTAGAGAACAAATAGCCCATTTGTATACTGGATTCATTTTGAACATTCGTCAACCCTAGAACGGCATTATTGCCCGATGCAAAACGACCTATAACATTCTTATCGGCATTATATGCAGCATATATTTCTGCTAGTGTTTTATCAGAGGTATATGTGCCTTTCAAATCTCCTGTATTTGCTGTGAACGTTACAACAAATGCCTTAGCCTGCTCTACTGTCGCGTAACCCGAAGCCGCGACACCACCCAGCTTTTCAGCGTTGTCCACTATGCCGTTATTGTCCTTGTCATAGGTGGACTTTGACATATCGCCCGTGCCGGAACCGTCTTGCCCTTTCGGTAGGCCAAGCTTTAATACCTTGTGCCCGCCGGATTCTACCAATTCAGCCGTGGCCTGTGCGCCAGCGGCCAGCGTGGTAACTTCAACCGTCATGCCAGCGATTTTCAGTATCTCCGCTTGCCGTTCCTGCTCCTGTGATACGCGGGTATTTTCAGCGCTGACACGCCCTTGCTCAGCCGTTACGCGGGATGCCTCGGCGGAAGTCCGCGCTGTCTCTGCGGTTTCTCTTTCACTCTCGGCTGTTTTTCGCTCTGTCTCGGCACTGGCTCTCACAGTCTCGGAAGTAACGCGGCTCTGTTCGGCGGTTTTCCGGCTTTGTTCAGTCGCAACACGGGATGATTCAGCGGATACCCTTGCGGTTTCAGCAGCTTCCCGCGCTTCTTCCGCTTTAACCCTTTCGCCCTCGGCTGTTTCTCGCGCCGCCTCGGCTGCTGCCCTTTCGCCCTCGGCAGAGACACGGGAAGCCTCGGCAGTAACACGCAGTTCTTCCGCCGCAACTATGCCGTTGCACACTGAAATCAGGGACACAAGCAGAGGATATTCGTTTGTAGCCATGGCGGTATTTTCGTTAAAAATAGCCCGCTGGCACTCAAAGTTGAATTTTGCCGTGGTTATAAGGGTTGTCTTGTTCTCGTCAGAATAAATCTGCAACTCGCATTCCACCTGTCCGGGGGCAATGGAGGCGGGGCGAAGAGCAACGGTCACTTCATTGTTATATGTGCCGCCAATAGTCACGCCGCCGCCAGCCTCGGCGCTGTCCTGCATGGACGTACCGCTGGACTTTGAGAACACGGCGATAACACGGCAGTCAGTCAGGGCAACGGCAGAACCGCCGTCCGTGACGGTAATCCTTATCTTGTTGCCGTTGTCGCCCTCAATGACATAAAAGGGGGCGTTGGTAGATGTCTGTTTTAACTCCAACGCTACGTCAAATGTCTTGTATATCGTTTCCATTAACTGCCTCCGTTCAGCTCATCCAGCTTCTTGTTTATCTTGGTGAGAGATTCCTGAACCTGTGCAAGCGTGGCATTAAGTTGTTCTTGGCTCGTGGCTGCTGTTTTCAGCTCGTCAACGCCATCAAATATCGTCTTAAAATTCTGGTTTATCCATTCGGACTGCTTGTCGTACACGGTCTTTTCCTCAATGCTCAGATTCTTTGGGGAGGGTAGTTTAATGATCTGTAATCCTCTTTGCATCATACCGGACGCATCTTCCCTTCATATTGGATTTGAATACCGCCGTATATGGTAAAATGGCTGCCCGCTTCGTTGGATAGCTTAATGCTGAACCGGCGGCAGGGCTGGTTATTCATGGGCAAATCAATCATATCGTCGTTCTGAATCACGCGGCGTTCCCTGTTGCGGGAATTGCCGTTAAATGTTTCAAGAATTATTACAGAACCTACGTTGCCAGCTCGGAAATACACTTCCTTTAACTGTTTGTTGACATACTTCAGCGTTAGGTCTGTCGGCTGCGTCTGCCAATATGCCGATATAGCCTGTCCGTCGTACTTTTCGCCTTTATCAAATTCGTACAGATAGCCCGTATCGTTTATGAGATAGACAGTATTTTCAAAAGCGCACATGTCAGCTATCTTGAAGCCGTCCCGCACCATATAAGTGCCATTGACGGTATCATACACTATAACGGAATCGTCATATGTTCCGGTGCTGCCAACGCGGCAAGTAAAGTACAGTTTGCCATTAGCTGTGAACGCCTTGCTCTGTGATACCGTTTTAATGGTATCAATGAAGCTGCAAAGGTAGTTTTGACCGCCATCAAGCAATTGCATATCCGCGCCGTTAAACAGCTTAATACCGCTCCTGGTGAGCCAGTACGGGATATCGGTCTTGACGGCTACTCCCGCGTTACTCATGTTCTCGGTAAACTTCTCTACACGCTCCACGGTGTAATAGCTGGGCCTGTCGCCGTACAAGCGATATATGCTGTACCGCTTGAATATGAGTATCTGTGTTGACAACTCGCATATGCCGATTATGGGGTCTGCGGTTGTATCTCCAACTTCCACATATCCGCCGGATAAATCAACGGAGGATTCAATAGCAAGCCAGTGTTCAATAGTCCTGCCATCACCCGGTATTGTTGACCAGTAAAGGCGGTTAGGCGCGTCAGGGTCGCCGGCAGCAAACAGGCGGCCGTTGTGCATACATACGAAATTACAGTGCGCGTCAGAAGCACCACCCCTGAGCTTTACCGTATTGCCGACTGCCGGGGCTATAGCGGGGGAGGCTTTAAGCGTTATTGTGGTAGCCGTTGTGACCTCCGCCTCGCGGAACCTGCCATCGATATACACTCCTTTTTCCACGACGAACTTTTGCTGTATCTCCTGCGACATTGCATCGGCAAGAGTAACTATTTTTGTGGCTGAATCGTATGCAGAAACGGTAGTTTCAAAGATGTACAGGCCGGAACCAAATATCTCTGCGGTGACGGTATCTCCCATGTTGACCTTGATAAGCTGCGTTTTGCCAGTGCCTATGACGACAACATTTGTGGTATTGATCTTGCCCAGTGCATAGCCCAATTGGCAGGTTACAGGCAGGGTTGTTTCAAAGGTGTATATGGGAGTGAGGTTCCATGTGTCGTATGTGCCGTGGTATATGCTGTTTTGGGTAACGGCAAGTATGTTGCTCTCGTCCACAGGGATTATACGCAGTATCTGCCCAGCAGAAGAAGGAATGGCATTGCCGGATTTACGCACATACCCCTTGGCCACAGAGAGATTGCCATCGGACGTGTCCATGTTACGGGCATCGATAGCCGTTCCAGTATTCAGCAGGGATCCGTCCCGGTGCTGGGCTATGCCTAAAAACTCGCCTATGTTATAAATATCAGCCATGTTACCACCCCATGTTTTTTAAGGTATATGCGTCCTTAGATGCGTAGTGCTGGGAATATATGTCGGATACCTCGCGGTTGAACAAGTCGAAGTGCGCTCCTGCCGTGGCCTGTGTGTCTGCGTCAGAACCGCAACGCTGACAGGCAACGACATAGTACGGTATCGCGCTGTGCATATATGACGGCAATTCGGGAGCATCGGTAGGTGAGGACATTTCACGGGGCATGTACCGATAATACACGTTGACTTCGGCATTCGCGCCGTTGGTCACTTCGATAACCCCGGTGACAATTTCGCCCCACGACATTTCACTGCCGCTTTCATCGGTTATCTTCTCTATCAGCACACAGGAGCGTTCCAATGAATCTACATTGAACCGGCCTTTGTCGTCCAGCTTCACGGTTTCCAGCCGCGTTACCTTGAATCGATTGGCAAGGCGGCGCTGCCCGCTGTTTGCATAGTCGGTGAACACGCGGCGGAATTTGTCAACGGTCTGCGCGTCTGTTCCGCGTTCAAGCTGCCTTAGAGCAGCGTATATAATATCGTTGAGGGTCATGTGATATTCTCCTTATAAACTCAAAAAACCGCTTGCTTTACGACGCGGCAGTTCAACAAACGGGTCTGTCAGGTCTATGATCTTGCGTTGCCGTTCCCGCTGTATGGAGGCAGGGGAGGGGCGTGACATAAGCCCATAGCGCAAAGCTTCTGGAGCATGGTCGTCGCCGTCCAAAGCGTCCTCATGGTCGTTGGGGTCATACTGCATTTGTGGCATGTACTTGATGAGGTTGCGGCAGTTTGAAAACACTTGCAGCCACGGCTTACCGTCTGGTGCGTCCCCAAGAAACTCACGGACGCGCTGCCAGCCTACCTTGCGGGAGTTGTCGGCGGGCATTACCGGGACGCCGGACAGGATCAGGCTCTCTGCTATGCTTTCGCCGGAGAAACCTTTCCTTGTCATATTCGTCATTCCCCTGTGTTGCCACATATCAGGGGAACCTACAGTGTAATCAATCTTGCGTGTGCCGGTCTTTTCGCGAATGGTGTGTGCCACATCGTTCACAAGCCGCTGGTCTTGGTAATACTCGTCAAAAACGAATATGCGCCTGTCGGGGGATACGGCAAACCACAAAACACAGCACGGGTCGTTATAACCCCAGTCCATTGAACGGAAACAGCGCCAATGTGACGGGATAATAAATGGCTCGATAACGTGCTTCTCCTTGCGCCACTCCTTGAAAAACTGCCCTTCTACTACGTCCCAATCGCCTTCAAGGAATGCCCTGCGCTGGTCTTCGGGCAAGGCTTCAAGGGTATGGATATAATCAGGGTCGGCGGTCATGAGGGCTGTATTGTCGTATACCCGTGCCGGAATGAATACATAGTTTTCGGGATTTTCGCCGCTACGAAATTCGCAGTCGATAAATAGGCGTTTCACCCAGCCGTGGCCCACGCCGCCCGGATTGCACGTATAGTACATTCTCGGCGTAAAGTCTGTGCGGACGCTACGGTTACAGGTAGTCAAAAACTGCATCTGCGTTTCCGTGAAGTGTGTCGCTTCTTCCAGACATATCACGTCGTATTCATGGCCTTGGTACTGGTATACATCGGCCTCGCTGTCACAAAAGCCCATTCGAATTTTAGAGCCGTTGGGGAAGCGAAATACTCGCTCTGTAACGTTGTATTCCGCAAAGCCGTACAGCTCCCTCATAAGGGGCTCAACAATGTTTACCCTCAATTCGGGGAGTGTTCGGCGCAGTATGAGAATATTCAGATCGGGATAATTGAGGGCAAGCAGTACGGCCTTGCGCCGCATTGCCCAGCTTTTCCCACCGCCTCTTGCGCCGCCGTAGCAAGTGTGCCTTGCCCGGGATTTGAAAAATTCAGCTTGTTTGGGGTTCGGCGTACCTGTCAGGGTCAAGGATTCTGCCGCTGCCATAGGACATTATTCCCCTGCGGGTGTGCTGTCCGTCAGGTTCCTGCCGCTACCGACAGTCATATCGCGGTATTCCTGATTGATCTTGCGGAGCGTTTCGTTGCTGCTGTCCAGGATCCGGGATACGGATTCAGGGATTTCAACGCGCTCACCGTGCTTTATCTCAAAGCGATAGCCGTTAATGATCACTGCGGTATAGGGCAGATTTTCACCATCGGTGTAGGGAATCAGATATGATACCTTGGGCTGTTCGTCCAATATTTCCTTCATGGTCTTTTCTTTCTTGATAGCCATATTTAAATCTCCTTAAAAAGATAAGGGGCGTAATGAAACGCCCCTTTGATAGTTGGTTTAGGCGGTAACGCCGTGATGGATTGAAACGAGCCAATCTGCATTGAGTACGCAGGCAGTGAAGGCAGTCACCTTTGCGCCCACGGTTGCGCGCTGGTCGAGGGGGTCGGCGGTGCCGGAGGAGCCGTGAGGCTTTATGATAGCCTTTATAGCGCCCTGACCGGTGACGTCAACCACGCCGTAGGAATCGGCGCCAAACACGAAGGTCTGGTGTACGCCGTACTTGGTGGTGGCGGTGTTCTCGACGATCTTGGCGTTGGTGGTCTCTATGAACACCACGCCGAACATCTTGCCCAGTTCGCCGTCATATATCTGCTCCGCATTGCTGTATTTGGAAACGTCCTGCCAGAGGGAATCGCTCTGAAGGTCGTATACGGCGTCGGGGTCCACTATGCAGATATAGTGGGGCTTGCCGCCCTTGCGGGTGAACTTGCGCGCCTTGGCCTTTTTGAGGGTGCGAACCGCCTTGCGTATCTCGCCTACGGTGAGCTTCTGGGCGGCGGTTATATCGTTGTCGCTGGTCTTGCCGTCGGCGTACTGTATATTGGTTGTGGCGGACATAGCGTCTCGGACTATCATATCCAGAACGTTACCAAGCTGCTCACCAAGCAGTTCGGAAGAATCGTGTATGATGTTGTCGACAGCGGTGAGGTCGAGAAGGTCGGACACCTCCACGTATGCGCCGTACTGCTTTACAGTGGCGGTGATCGCGGACATGGAGAGATTCTGTGCGGCGGGGGTGGTGCCCTCGGTCAGCGCCTGAGTATCGGGATCAGCAGTGAACAGGGTCCAGCGGCGGAATTGCACGGTTTTACCGTTGTTCTTAGGTATGCTGCGCTTCTGGGCATAGTTAGCGAAAACAAACTGGGTCTTTGCGTGCTCCAGCATCTTGCGGTCGTAGTAGGACTGCATAGTGGGGGAAAGGCCAGAGGTGGTAGTTACCATGGTTGCCATAATCTTAAAATCTCCTTATCATTCAAGTCTTACTTTTTTCCCGTCCATCTGCGCTTTCTTGATTTTTGCCTCGAATGCCGCAAAGTCTTTGTCGGACATCTGCGAAAAGTCGGGGGCTTTTGTCTGCGCGTTGTTGGAGGGGCGTATAGGCTGCGGCAGGCTGCGGTTCTTCGCAAGCTTGTTCGCAATGGTCTGGTTCTTTGCGGCTGCGGCACGGGCCCTGTTGGCCATCTTGACGGCTGCCGCCGCTCCGAATTCGTCACAGTTCTGCATAAAATCCGGGTCGGCATCTATGTATGACTGGAGGTCGGCACGGTCGCCTAATACGTTGCGTATATCCGTAACAATGCGGTCGGCCTTCTGCTGGTCGGTCTCATACAAAGCGCCCGCTGTTTCCTCGGGTTCATGTTCCGGCACAACGTTGTCACGCTGGTTAAGCATGTACTCAGCCAGCTTCACAGGGTCTTGCGCAAGCTCCTGTGCCTGCTGTTTGCGCATTTCGGTCATTGCCTTAGCAGCATCACCGCCATAACGGGCGGCAAGCTCACGGCCCAGCTTGTACACCGGGTCAGTCTCCATCTTGCGCTTTTCAGCGGCCAGCCTCTTAGCGAAAGCGTTGTTCTCGCGCTCTCTGGCATTGTTGTGTCGGGGTTCTGGCTCAGGCTGGTCGGCGGCACCATTTTGAGCTTCGGGAGCGTCCTCCTCCTGCTGCTGTTCGCCCTGTTCCTCCTGAGCCTCTGCCTGATCTTCCGGCTCATCACCCATGAGATCGGCAACGGTAACTACATCGTCGTCCTGTTCAGCGGCGGCCTGAATAGGCGTTTCCTCGACGGCGGCTTCATTTACGCCCGTGATTTCTTCGTACATGGTTTTCTCCCTGGTGCCTTTTGCTTCGGCACGCGCCCTTTATGGCCGGCGACGCCAATTTGAAACAAAAAAAGAGCCGGAATATCCAACTCAAAATACCGCTTCCCGCCAGGCGGCCACGCTGTACTACCCTGACACATCCATACAGCCCCGAATTTTTATTTGCGTGTTAAAAGGTATCTGCCCTTACGTCTTGCATATTAAGCGGTGCCTGGGGTTGCCCTCCGCCCATGGACATTTGCATCTCATTGACGGCGTTGTTCATTGAGGCGTTTTCCTCTGCAAGCATCTGATTCTGCCCCTGCGCTTCGGCAAGCTGCCCCTGCAAGGCTTCTATGCTCTGCTGCTGTGAGGCTTTGAGCTTTTCAAGAACAATATCCTTACCCTCGAAGTCCATGGCTTCCATGAGGATAGCGGGGTTTATCGTCCTGCCCTGATACATGGTCATTATCTGGAGTATCAGTTCGTTGTTGCTGAGTTTGGTGAAACGGCTCTCTCTTGCCGGTTTGATGCTCACACGGAACTCAACGGGCAACTTGTCATAGCCGTTCTGTATGTCTTTGAAGAATCCTTCCTGAACGGAAATGCTCTGTTTTTCGCCCATGACGGTTATCTCGACAGTCCGCACTTCCGTTTCAAATTCACGCTCTACCTCAAGTTCCATCCGCACAGCCTGCGCAAACCCGTTGTGGATTATCTGCGCTTCTTTCCGTGAACGCTTTGATGACGCATCCATAAGTGCGGTAATAGCCGACGCGGCAGTAACGCCGCCTGTCGTGTTCCCTCGCGAAAAATCGTTGCTTCCGGCTTCTTCCTTTATGCCGTTCTGCATGTTTATCATGTAGTTCATCAGGAATGCGGGTAATGGCCTGTCCTGAAACCACGTTATACCGCTGATGTTTGAAACTTCGATTATCTGTTTTGAGAAGTCGCGTATCTCGTCAAGGTCTGCGGAACCTTTTTGAACAAATATCCTGTTGGTTCCCGCCGTCAGGGCATTCTTTAAAAGTATCTGGTTTATTTTGTCTGAATACTGCTGCGGGTTCTTGAACATGTCTACAATGCCGTAGCCGAAGGGCGAACCCTTGATTTTATACAGAGGCGTACACACAAAGGGATACATGCCGTGCATGAAATATCCCTCGGGCTTTTCCGTATAACTGTTTTCAAGCAGTTGTCCGCCCGCTATCTTCAGCATATGGACGGCGTATTTATGGTTTTCCGCATCGTATGTACGAACCCACGCTTCAAGCAGTATCATGTAGTTCGTTTCTTTGCTCTCTATCTCTGTGCCGAAGGTGAAATGGTCATCGGGGACTAAATCACTGCCGCCGCTGAAATAATCGGCATAATCGGGGTAATGCTGATGGAACCATGATGTGGGCAGCCGCTCTACTTTGAACACTGCCCTGCCGTCCTGTATGTTGGCGCACAACGGGTCAAACATGATGTTCTTGTTGGATACGCAGCGTATGTAAGCGCCGCCAAAGCCATAGTTCAGTGTCGGGTCCCAGCCCACTTCCTGAATCATATATCCGCCAACCAATAAGTCGTGAATCAGGTCGTTGTACTCATATAAGTAATCGCAAGCCTCGTGATTTTGCGCTACAACGCGGGTCAATATCTTGCCTATCTTTTCATCGTTGGAACTTTCGGGCGTTATAACAGCTTCCGGGTATTCGTCCATCAGGTCAGCCTGTATGTTCTCTACTGTCGAGAAAATAATAGGCATGACGGGCTGGGGCTCGTTACTGCCCGAACCAGTATCTGACCAGTGGTCGCCGTGATACATCTTCTCGTTTGCCGTGAGCCTGTCCCATTCGTCCCTATAGGCCGTTTTGTACTCATCGTATAGGCTCTGTATGGCAGATACAAGGTCGCTTGCACTGTCACCGGGCGAGGGTTTAATGCTTAGTCCCTCATAAATCGTTGTCATGATGTTTTGTTCTGCCATGTGTCCCTCCAATACAAAAAGCCCATGATATTTAATCACAGGCTTAACTAATAGTTATGTTTAGTATTATTCAACTGGGTTTTACCAGATTTTTGACAGACAGGAAGGAGTGGATATATCTCCCCCCTCTCCGATATATATGTGTGTGTGGTGTGTGGTGGGGTACCCGACATCGGGGGGAGTACTTCGGGTTTTTGGTTGCCATTTTGGATTTTGCCGCGCAAAAAAAAT